ACGAAAGGAATGGTATTGTTGATTTTATGAAGGTTCTTCGTCTCATGCCTTCAATTGATATTATTGAGTTTGGTGTTGATGACATTGTTCGCAGTGGATTTGTAAAAGAATATATTCTTGCTAAAATGGAAGTCGGTGTATGAGTTTTATTCATCATAATTATTTGGGTGACATTGAATTAGAGTGTAAAACAACAGAAAGCATCCGTCTCTATAATTTACCTAATGGAAACTGGGTGCCTTCTATTACCTCTGTAACTTCTTTTTATAATCGTCAAATTTTTGCAAAGTGGAGACAACGTGTAGGTCTTGAAGAAGCAAATCGTATTACTAAAAGAGCTACTGCAAGGGGGACCGATTTTCACCAAGTCTGTCAAGACTATCTCGAAAATAAAGAACTTGTTTGGGATAATTATCAAGTCCTGACAAAACATATGTTTCACCATGCTAAACCCTACCTTGATAAGATAAATAATATTCATGCGATTGAAAGAACTCTCTATTCAGAATATCTTGGACTCGCTGGGCGGGTTGACTGTATTGCTGAATATGAAGGGGAGTTAGCAGTCATTGACTTTAAGACCTCAGACAAAATTAAACCAGAAGAGTGGATTGAAAACTACTTTGTGCAAGAAACATTTTATGCTGCTGCGTACTATGAACTTACTGGTCAAGTTGTTAAAAAACTTATTACACTAATGGTTACTCCTGGTGGCGAAGTTAAAGTATTTGACAAAAGAAACAAAGACGATTATATTAGACTATTAGTTCGTTATATCAAAGAATTTGTACATCACAATATTGGGTCAGATGGAGAATGAATTAGAGAAAGCATTAGAAAGTAAATTCTTTTGTCCGTCACGTTTCGCTCAGGAGATTGAAAGTCTTGTGCAGGTAAACGTTGAGATGAATTACATTGATGCGATTATCTATTTCTGTGAACAAAACAACATTGATTTAGAATCAGTTCCTAAACTTATTTCAAAACCTTTGAAGGAAAAGATTAAGTATGAAGCAATGGAACTGAATTTTCTAAAGAAAACATCTCGTGCTAAATTAGTTTTTTAATGATGCCTTTTGATTCATATAAATGCTATTTGTCTTTGAAGAATCACTTCACAAAAGACACTTATGATTACTTTAAATATTGTGGTAAATCAAGAGCAACTATTCAATCTTTTTATAAAAGAAAAGATAGAATGTGGTTTGAAAAAATTTCAAGACAAAAAACCGATGAAGAGGTTGTAGATTTTTTTGTTGCTAATTTTGTATCTTGTCCAGATCCAGAAACACTTTGGATTGGTGAAATGATAAAGGAGGGAGAGGAAAGATATCAAAACTGGCAGAAGAAAATTCAATCACTGTCTTATATCTTTAAAGAAGAAAGTCAATCTTTATTTGAAGAAAATAAATTTGAGGATGTCTTTAAGTGTTCTAAGGGACATCCACCTCTTCTAAAAAAGTTCCTGAGCGGGAAAATTAGCCTGGAAACTATGGTGATTTATGATAGAATATTCCTGTTCGGGAACAGGTTCGATAAGAAACTTCAAGACCCGGTGTGGCAAACCGTCAGTCGTCGGATTAAAAAATATAATCCATTCCTAAATATTGACGTATTTCGTTTCAGGCGAATTTTAAAGGAAATTGTCTTGGAGGATCAATGAGTTTTTTTAGTTCCGAAGTTGTCCGTGCAGAGATGACTGAAATTGCAGAACTTCAAGAACAAATTTATAGTAATATTTTTAAGTTTTCATCAATGTCTAAAAGTGAAAAACTTGAACATGTTAAAGTTCTTGAAACTCTTTTGGATAAACAAAAAGTTCTTTACACAAGAATGAGTTTATCTGATGACCCTGAGGCAAAAGAAATGAAAGAACGTATTGTCAGTTCTGCTATTATGATGGGTATGCCTCCTGGCACAGATATGAATGTCATTCTCAATAATATGTCAAAGATGCTTGAGATGATGAAACATCAGATTGACAAGACGGGTTCTGACCTGTAGAATAACGAAGTACACAAAGGCCAAATCTCAAATAATACGAGGTACAAATGTCTAATTTTGCAAATCTTAAAAAGCAATCTTCTCTTGGTTCTCTGACTGAAAAGTTGGTAAAGCAAGTAGAAAAAATGAGCACTACTTCCAGTGGAGCTGATGAGCGTCTCTGGAAACCCGAGATGGATAAAACTGGAGTAGGTTCGGCAATCATTCGTTTTCTTCCCGCTCCCGATGGGGAAGAACTTCCTTGGATTAAGATGTATTCTCATGCATTCCAAGGTCCTGGTGGTTGGTATATCGAAAATTCATTGACAACTCTAGGCCAAAAAGATCCTGTCAGCGAATTCAATCGTGGTCTTTGGAATAGTGGTAGTGAAAAAGATAAGGATACTGTTCGTAAACAAAAGCGTAAACTGTCTTATTATTCCAACATTTACGTAGTCAAGGATCCTACTAATCCTCAAAATGAGGGAAAAGTATTTCTATTTAAATATGGTAAGAAAATCTTTGATAAAATTCTGAATGCAATGCAACCAGAATTTGAAGATGAAGAACCAATCAATCCCTTTGACTTCTGGGCTGGAGCAAACTTCAAACTCAAGATTGTCAAGAAGGATGGTTATTGGAACTACGATAAGTCTGAGTTTGATCGTGTTGCACCTCTTCTGGACGATGATGATGCACTTGAAGCAATCTGGAAGAAGGAATATTCTCTTTCTGCAATCACTGCACCAGACCAATTCAAGACATATAAAGAACTTGAGACTCGTATGAACTATGTTCTTGGTTTGAGTCAGACTAATACAGCAGTTCAATCTCGTGCTGTCGTTGAGCAAGAGGATGAGTTCGAATCTTATTCTTCCACTCCTACTCGTGAGGATAAAGTTATGGAAGAACTAGAACAGTCTTATGTTCGCTCAAAGTCTCCCTCACTTCCCAAGATTACACAGGATGATGATGAAGATGATGCTCTCTCCTACTTCCAGCGTCTTGCTGAAGACTGATTATTCATAAAGTCTAGAATTATTTCCTCTCTTCAAGGTAGCATTCACATACTGAGTGCTACCATTTTTGTATGTCATAATATCTGCCAAATCATTAAAGAAGACATTCAAATAACTTGGTTTTAAAATAAAAATACTTCTTTTTTTATTTTCTTCACTTAATTCGTAATTGTAGTTTGTAATTTCTGATAATATTGATGAAGATGATAATGTGATATAATATCCCAAGTTGTAATCAAAGTATTCATAGTAATAAGAATTGCCTCCAATATTATCTTTAAATAAAACTTCTTCTTGACTGCTAGTACTTAGTGTTGGTGAAGCTGCAACTGGAGTTGTTGGTAATTCACATGTAAACGATATTGTTAGGTTAGAAGATGCATCTAAAGATACTGAAGTAACTTCATATCTTCCGTTGTATACTTGCTCAGAAATATTATTGATTAAAACTTCCGAACCAACAGTCAATCCCTGAAGTCCTGTTTTCAATGTTATTGTTGCAGTTGTAGATGGAGTTACTCCATTTCCAGAAAAGACTTGGGATATTTTTGAATTATTCATCTCTATAAAATTCCCATTTGTCTTCCACGTATTATTGATTCTCAGTCCTTGAGGAAGAATGATATTATTTAAAGAGTCTCTGACTTCAATTGTCTCATAGTGATGAACTCCATTATAAAGATTATCATAAGAACCATATTTATCAAGTAGTATCTTGGTGAATGCATTCTGTGGAAGTGGCCACTCTGTTTGAGAATTTAGAATATTATTTGAAAGAAGAATTACCCAATCCAAAGTTTCATCTTCATAAAATTTAAATGCTACATTATCAGGTCTTTCATCTCCTTGTATTTCATACTTTTCAAAAAAAGAAAGATTAGAAAATATATCTTCTCGAAGTTTTGCTCTTCTGAATAAATTTTTTACAGTAATGTAATTTGATATTTCTTTACTATCTTTTGTCCTATCTACGTATTCAAAGTTTGGTACGTTTTTAAAATAGTGATTTGCCATATTAGTAACCTATTGAGTGACCTGTATAATCATCATCATAAATTGGTTCCAATTCTTGAAATGATAATGTTATAGCATATGAAACCATAGTTCCATCATCATATGTCATATAAGTTCCTAGTGGTGTATAATCCACAGAACAATTGAGAAGAGCGCATTCTTTGATTTTGCCTATTCCAGGATGTTCTGTCTCTGAACCTTTATACTTATATTCTATTAAAAAAGTATTTGGTGAACGTAAGAATATGCTATTGTCACCTTTTCGAGCTGCCATATTCTTCTTAAAGAAGTTTATTATTTTTTTGATATTGTCTGCTTCATCTTTTTGTCTTGCTGACAATTGAAATCTAAAATCAAAAGGTCTTAGTTGGGGCCCAGTAAATAGAAGTTCTAAATTTGGGTTTAAAATTGTTCCAAATCTTCCCAATAAGTTTTGAACGCCAGCAGCTTCTCCGGCGAGGGCAACTTTAATTTCGTTACTGCTTCCGATTATTTTATCTATAGCTTTAGTTCCTGCAGAACCTAAAGCAGTATCTAAAGCAGATTTGGTACTAGCATTCATCACATTTGAAGAAAGATTTACTAAACTTCTGTCTATTTCATTTAATGAAGAACCTTGCCAATCTACTGAGTTTGTATCTGTAATCGTAGCTTGTATTGGTAAAAATACATGACCTAATGGTTTTTTACCGCTGAGGTTTGATCTGTTTTGGATGGCAATAGTTCCTCCACTTAAACTACCACTTGGAATATATTCCAATGCGGTAAATTTAATTCTGTCTTGTTGCGTAGTATCCATTCCTAGGGGATACGTTGCAATAACTGAGGTGTTTGCAGATTGATCTGTTTTTGGTTTTGCTCCTACCGTTGTTGGAGAACTACTTGGCCCATCTGGTGTTGGTGTAGCTGCTGGTTGTTGTCCTGGAGTTACTGGGTCTGATGGTTGTTGAGGTTGAACTCCTGGAGTTGAAGATGTTCCTCTTACGCCCGGAAGTCCCAAATTTCTTCCAGTTTGTGGAGCATTTTTATTGAATGCATATGCTCTTTGATTGTTTAATCCTGGTATTGAATCGCCAGTATAAAAATCTTTTATTAAAGCGTCATCTGAGTTGTAGTCTAACCCTACAGGCAAGTCTCTTCTTAAATTTGAAATGGAATCGCTTGCCGAAGGCGTCCATCCCCACTTTCCAGAACCACCTGTATCTTTTGATGAACTAAAAGTTGGATATGATGTGCCTAATCTAAACCATTCTGCATTTCCATTATCATAATCTATGAGTATTTTTCCTGGCAGTGTTTTCCCACCCAAGTTCATACCATAGTTGAAAGATGTTTGATTCGCCATTAAACTTCCTCCCAGTTAAATATGGGAAAAATCATCTCAATTTTTTGTAGAGTATGAGACATTTATGAGGAAGGGTTTTATTTATTTAGACGGAATTTTGCATAAGGTATGGACATCATTTCGTCAAGTTCATCGTACCTTACGACATGAAGTTTTCCTAAAACTTCTTCCCAAGTATATTGTCTACTTTGTCTCCAATGAAAATTTATTCCTTTAAATCCCCATCTTTCTAAAGAGGTGCAGGCAATCAAAGGGTGTTGATCGTATTCAATATCTGGGGTTTTTGGTGAGTAAAGAAATGTATAAAATTTTCCTGGTTCCGGATATAATACCTCTTCTTTCAATGTGTCCATAATAATTATCATCAAATCTTCGGGGTCATTGGTTCCAGCATCTGATATTTTCTTTTTAAGTTCTCTCATTCTTGGAGGAACATTAGCATACTGTCCGAAACCTTTTGCCATCAGTTAAATAACTCCTCTTCGGTAATGAGTTTAAACTCTAACATTCTATCAGCGCACCATTCTTTTGCCGCTTTCCACTTTGCCTGATTCACTGCATATGTTTTGCATTCATACAGGTATGATTTTGTTACTCTAGATCTTTGTTTTGGTGGAACAGTTTGTTTCTTTGGTTTAACTTCTATTACATAAGTTTTAATCTTTCCAGAAGATTCTTGAACTTTGATGAGGTAATCTGGAAAGTATCGATGCACTTTACCGTCTACGGGAGAAACATAACTAATACAAAACTCTTCAGACGCCCAAGAAATTATACTTGGATTGTGGTCGCAATAATAACAAAACTTTCTTTCCCAACTACTTCGGCATATAATATTATTTGGATTTCCTTTATATTTTTCGGGATAGGATGGTTTATAGATACTTTTAATACTCTCTGCCATTTTCTATCATACATAATATATCAGTAAAAGTATTTATAAATGGCAACTCCATTAGAGGTAATTCCATTTAATCCCCAACCAGCTCCTGGAGTTCCTGCAGTTCCAACTCCCAGCATTCAAACTTCTGGTACAGGAAAAAGTCCTGGAACTGGTAGTGCTACTTCATCAAATCCTGGTGGAGCTCCACCACCAAGAAATTATAAAGGTGCTTTTGAAATAAAATCTTTTTTACTGAGACCTGCATTAACATCTCACTTTCAGTGTTGGTTTAATCCACCAGCATCTGTTAGGGCGGTGACAAATTATAATGATGATTTTATTTCAATATCTTGTACCGAAGCATCTCTTCCCGGGTCATCTATCATTACAAATGAAATTAATGATGATTATACTGGAGTCACTGAAAGACTAGGATATCGTAGGCAATATGATAATACTGTAG